ACCTCAACTGTTGCGGCTGGCGGCGGAACGACTGTAAACGCTATCTACCAGATTAACGTGGGTGATCCATACGAAATTCCATTGGCAGGCTGGGGTGCTGGTACGTGGGGTGCAGGAGCTTGGGGATTTGGCGGTACGTCTACATCTGCTTTGCGTTTATGGAGCCAAAACAACTTTGGTGAAGACTTGGTTTATGGTTTCCGTGGTGGCCCAATCTATTACTGGGATGCTGGCTATGGCGTATATCCGTCCTTAGCTACGGTCACCATAGCTTCTCCTGCGGTAGTTACTGCCGCTTTTAACTTGCCAAACGGCTCTCCTGTCATTCTTACAAACAGTGGTTATCCGTCTGCGTTGCCTACGGGACTTAGCCCCGGAACCATCTATTACGTCATTAACTCCAGTGGTAATACCTTTAACCTAGCTTTGACGGTAGGAGGTGCGGCTATTACCACGACAGGAACGCAGTCTGGTGACCACTACATCATGCCAAATGGTGTAAATATTGTTAGTTTGGCAGGTGCATCAGACTGCCCAATCATTCAAAACTTTGTTTTTGTATCTGATGTAAGTCGCTTTGTGTTTGCGTTTGGCTGTAATGATTACGCTTCTACAGTACAAAACCCCATGTTGATTCGCTGGTCGGATCAGGAGTCTGTGGTTAATTGGACACCTTCTGCAACCAATCAGGCTGGTAGTGTTACTTTATCGCACGGCTCTAGCATTGTGACTGCCGTTCAAACCCGTCAAGAAATTTTGGTGTGGACTGATTCTGCCATCTATTCTCTCCAGTACATTGGCCCGCCAGTGGTTTGGTCTAGCCAGTTGATGGGTGACAATATCTCTATCCTTGGTCAGAACGCAGCAACCCAAGCTTCTGGCGTGGTGTACTGGATGGGTGTGGATAAGTTCTATCTGTACGATGGACGCTTACAAACACTGCCATGTGACCTGCGTAGGTACGTTTACCAAGACATTAACCTCCAGCAAAACCAACAAGTGTTTGCCAGCACCAATGAGGGTTTTAACGAAATCTGGTGGTTCTATTGCGCGGCTGGTAGCTTGGTTGCCAACCGTTATGTGGTGTACAACTACCTTGAAAAAATCTGGTACTACGGCACGATGGAACGCACAGCTTGGCTTGACTCCGGTCTAAGGGATTTCCCTATTGCCGCTACGTACAACTACAACTTGGTCGATCAAGAGTTTGGCTTAGACAATAACGAGACAGGTACGCCAACAGGTATTGAAGCTTACATATCCTCTTCTGAGTTTGACATTGATGACGGAGACAGATTTGGATTTGTATATCGTATGTTGCCTGACTTAACATTCTCAGGATCAGATGCCTCTCCTACGCCGCAAGTTGTTTACACGCTTTACCCCTTGCAGAACTCAGGCTCTGGAACTGGCACGGCGGTAACAGGCAACGTAACTAAACAGACCGGCGCTCAGTACACAGTGACTGAAGGCTTTACAGGCCAGATTAATACCCGTGTCCGTGGTCGCCAGCTTATCTTGAAGGTAAGTTCTACAAACCTTGGAACAACATGGCAGTTGGGTGCTACCCGTATTGACATCAGACCGGACGGCAGACGATGACCTACATCATTACGTCTGATTTTGAGCTTAATAAGGTAGCCGCACCTAACCTGCCGTTGCCTCCAAACGAGTACGACCGCATATATTTTGACCAGATGCTAAACATCCTGCGTCTGTACTTCAACAGGATTGATGCGTTAACCACGCAGTTGATGACCTCTGGCTCAATTGATCCTAGTTTAATTAACAACCCTAATGGGCTATTCTTCAGCACAGTAGACCAAACGTTGGCGGCGGTGGACACGGGCTACCCCATTACGTTTAACCAGACATACCTAAACAACAACGTAGCTTTGCAGACTGCCAGCACTTCTAAAATTGAGGTGGCTGTGGGTGGGGTTTACAACTTCCAACTGTCGGCCCAGTTAAAAAGCTCAAACGCTTCAGCCAAAGATGTGCAGATTTGGATCAAGCGAAACAACGTTACGATTGGTTATTCTGCTCATAAATACACCGTTGAAGGCTCAGATAATCACATGAACGTGTCTTGGAACTTCAACATTGACTTGGCGGCTAATGAGTACATTGAGATGCAATGGGGCGCAGATAACACTGCTGTAACATTAGAATCTATTCCGGCCTCTGCCCCGTATCCAGCCGCAGCTTCAGTAGTAATGGCAGTTAACTTTATTGCTAAGTTACCTGACCCACGCCCAACGCCTCCTTAAGGTTTAAACATGGCATTAACACTAGACGAACTTAAAGCTCTGTACGCCGACAAAGGCGGTATGGAGCAACGTGTTACCACGACCGAACAAGGCGACATTATTGACTACATACCCGTGCAATTGGGTGACGGATGGACAGCGTATGAAAACCAACCGCAAATTATTGGCTATGAAGGATCCGGCGAAAGCGCCACACCTATTTACGGTGAAGTGGATCCCGCTAACAAACTTGGCGGGTTTCAACGCTCTGAAGGCGATAAAAACTACTTCTACGATACTACTGGCAAATTAGTCCATGTAGAGAAACAAGCTACAGATTGGGATTACCTTGGCCCCATCATCATGGGTGCAATGACTATGGGTGGCGGCTCTGCTGCACTAGGTAGTTATTTATTCCCAAGTCTTGGAGCCACGGCGGCGGCTGGTGCTGGTGGTGCTTTGGCAGGTGGTTTTAATGCCGCCATGACCGACCAAGACATTCTTCAAGGCGCATTAAAAGGCGGCGCGGGTAGTGCTGGCGCATTGCAGCTTGGCGATACGGGCTTCACGCTGGGTGATGCTACCAAAGCAATTAACTTTGCCCAGAACCCTACATTAGCAGGAGCGGCAAATCTTGCCTCTCCTTATGTAACCACTAACTTTGATATTGGTGATACAGGTTTTACCACCAACGATGTGCTTAAAGGCGTTAATACTGTTCAAGCTTTGGGTAGTGGTGATAATAGAAGAATCTTTGACACCATTACAGGTTTAGCTAAAGGAACAGACTTTAGCGGTCTCACTGCAAACGAACAGGCGGAACGTGATGCTAATCGAGAAACTGCACGTTTAAACAGAATAGAAAACGCAGTTTTAAACCAGCCAGCATCGGATGATGGATCAACGCAAGGCATCCTTGATTTAATCAATGAGATGTATCCAGCCGCAGATGTTATGGGTATGTCTGAAGGCCAGTTAGCTAATTTTCTTGAAGCCAACATGGGCGAAATTCAAGGTTCTGCGGATCTTGAGACCTTGCTTAGAGGCGAAGGACAGCCAACCGCAGATGAAGGTACTGTAACTGTAACGGGCGATAGACCTACAGGTCTTGGCGACTTCATGGTTCCCACCACAGATACCTCCAAGGGCAATGTAATTCCTGTAGATAACCCCGAGGAATTGGTTATTACAGGTGACCGCCCAGAGCCATACGTTTCTAGCCTTGGAACCAAAGAAATTAAATCAGACATCCCTGATGAACTAACAATAGATAATATTGACAAACTGTTCCCTGATATTGACTTTAATGACATCATTCAGACGGTGATTGCTGACGGCACTAAGACAGTAACGCCCGGGGGCACTAAAACGGTAATACCTACCAAGACGGTTACGCCCGGTACAACGACAACGCAGCAAGCTTTGTCAAATCTTGGTTTAAACGCACCAATGCCTAGCCAAGATCCATATGCCAATATAAAATTGATGGAAGAGTTGTTTGGTGGTGATACAGCTTACAAATTAAGGTCGCTTGGAGCGCCTAAAAACTTAGCATCTGCTGATATAGATGCTCTTGCAAGAATGTTAAGGGGTTAATTATGTCAATATACGGTGAAGAATACGGTCAAACAATTATCCCCGGGGAACTTGGCTCTACTGCATTGACTCAATCTCAAGACAATAGCGGCAATACCGGATCCCTTGGCAACGCAAATACAGGCAACGGTGCTTTCTTGGGCGAAGGTGTGCGTAGCGGTATTGATAGCTGGGACAAAGCCTACACAAATGCGGGCGGTACATTACCCGCTCGTTTTGGCCTTTCAGATCTAAAGCAATTTGCAACCGATAACAAAAGCTGGTTGGCTGGCGCAGGTGCTTTAGCTAGTGTTTATGGCGGTGGCACAAACGCAGACAAGAAGACGGGCTACCAAGGCGTTATTCCTACATTATCAGCCTCCCGCAAAATGATTACTGCTCCTCCTACACGGGCGCAGGGCTACCGTCCGGGCGCAGGCGGTATTGACTATGGTGGTGATGTAACCTATGCATTAGCTCCCGGAATGGATCCTTGGGCTAACTTGTCTGGAACTTCCGGTTCTGCGGCTGGAGCCAACGTGGGAGGTACAACTACAACGCCCGGCGGGACAACTATTGTTCCGGGCGGTACAACGGTTGTGCCCGGTGGCACAAAAGTTGTTTCTGGCGGCACAGGTGTTACAACAGTTAAAGGCGGAACAGGTACTGACACCATTACAGGCGGGACAAAAGTTGACACCATTACAGGGGGTACGGGTAACGACAAAGTTACCACAAATCTTGGCTCAAAAGGATATCAAGCAGCTATTGCAGCTGGCCTCACACCTGCTCAGTATTTAAACAACATTAATCAGTGGCTTATTGATAATCCACGGGCAAGTAAAGCGCAGATTGATGCCGCTATGAATCAGTTTGGTGTAAGTCAAACGGATTTGCAAGAAGCTTTACGTACAACAAACTTTTCAGATTACACCAAGTATGGCTTAACTCATGGCATGGGTCTGCAAGAGTTAAATTTTGCAATTGCTAATTTTGTTGAGAAAAATCCATACGCAACAAACGCACAAATCCAAACCGCCATGAAAGCCGCAGGCGTTAACGATGAAGATATTGCTCGTGGTTTAAACGCTCTGTCAGCTTCTGCTGGTAAAGAGTACGCAATCATTAATGATATGGGCCTAGATCAGTTGTACAAGAATATCTTGGACTATC